CACGTACACATTACCTTCGACGTGGAGGTTTGCTTGGGGTTGGTTCGTCCCGATACCGACGTTTGTGTTTATTACCAAACTATTTGAAGAATCTAAACTAGTGAACGTGTTTATGGGAGTGTTGATGTATTTGGCGATGAACACGTCTTTGTTACCTGAATTGGATAATGTTGTACCAAAGGCTGTACCATGTGTGTCATAGAGAGTGAGTGTAGAGCTGCTATAGTACCCAGTCACGTACACACTTCCATTACCATCCACGGAGATACCTTGCCCGTAATCATCACTCGTTCCACCCATCTTCGCAACCCATTGAGCTACACCATTCGTGTTATATTTAGCGATGAACACGTGATCACTACCCGAGTTGGATAATGTTGTACCAAAGTCTGTACCATCTTCATTATAAAAAGTGAGTGGATCGCTGTCATAGTACCCAGTGATGTACACGTTTCCACTGCTATCCACGAAGATACCTTGCCCGTATTCATAACTCGTTCCAGTTACCTTCGTAGCCCAATCAACATTACCATTCGCGAAATATTTAGCGATGAATACGTCATTACTACCTGAATTGGATAATTGACTATTAGGAATGGCCTGATTTTTACTGTAAACATTGAGTGTAGAGCTGCGATAGTTCCCAGTCACGTATATATTTCCACTACTATCCACAGAGATACCACTCGCGTTATCACTACCCACTCCACTTATTTTCGTAGCCCAATCAAGATTACCATTCGTGAAATATTTAGCGATGAATACGTCATTACTACCCGAGTTGGATAATGCTGTACCAGAAGATGTACCATCTTTATTATACAAAGTGGTATAACTGGAATAGGCTCCACACACGTACACGTTTCCACTGCTATCCGCGGAGATACCTTGCCCGTAATCATTACTCGATCCAGCTACCCTCGTAGCCCATTGAACCTCACCACTCGTGTTGTATTTAGCTATGAATGCGTCATTAGAAAAGCTAGTTCTTGGTAATGTTGTACCAAAAGATGTACCATCTTCATTATAAAGAGTGAGTGGACTGCTGGCATAGAACCCAGTGATGTACACGTTTCCACTACTATCCACGGAGATACCACCCGGGTAATCACTACCCGCTCCACCCACCCTCGCAGCCCAATCAACATTACCATTCGCGAAATATTTAGCGATGAACACGTCATTACCACCCGAGTTGGATAATGTTGTACCAAAGGCTGTACCATCTTTATTATACAAAGTGAGTGTAGAGCTGATATAGTTCCCAATCACGTATATATTTCCACTACTATCCACAGCGAGGTATCGCCCATAATCATTACTCGTTCCACCTATTCTCGTAGCCCAATCAACATTACCATTCGCGAAATATTTAGCGATGAATACGTCCTCATTACCTGAGTTGGATAATTGTGTAGCAGGTGTTGTATTACTCTCACTATAAACATTGAGTGTAGGGCTGTTAGAGCGTCCAGTCACGTACACGTTTCCACTGCTATCCACGGTGATATCCTGTCCGCGATCATCACCCGTTCCAGCCATCCTCGTAGCCCATTCAACAAAAGCATTCGATAACCCCGTTCCATAAAAACCTGACGATATAGTGGTTCCTGATATATACGCATTACCTTCGACGTGGAGGTTTGCTTGGGGTTGGTTCGTCCCGATACCGACGTTTCCAGTCGTGTAATAAATATCGCTTCCTGTTTCGGTCCACACACCTCCACCTCCACCTTCGAATAAGGTTCCATTTTGATATAAATTACCTGTGAAATTGACATTACTCACCTCAAGGTTTGACGACACGTAGGCATTACCTTCAACGTGGAGGTTTGCTTGGGGTGTTCCAGTTGCTACACCAACACGTAAATTTGCACCATCGGCAACCAATACATCATTTCCACTTTCATGTACACGTAATCTTTTTCCGTTAGCGTCTGCGATGCCGATAGAAACATCACCGTCTGCATAACTTATGTCATCGCCGGTTTGACCCCACACCGAATCCGTCAACCCCGTGAGTTGACTTCCATCACCATGTAACTGAGTTGCATACATTTCACCCGCCACGTACATGGTATATGGATTTGATATCGAACTTGCATCTATACCTATACCTACACGACTATTCTGTCGATCAACCGAAAATGTGGGAGTCACCTCATCCGTTTTTATGTCTCCGGATAAAACTAAATCACCTGGTATCAGTTGTACATTTGTATTCGTCGACATATATAAGTAGTGTATATAAAAAACATTTTACAATTGTTGAGCAATTGGAAAATATGAAATTAATATCCAAAACTGGACAATGATGTACCGGCAGTATGTGTTATACTTTCAAGTTTACCACTGGGGTATGCTGATATATATTCAACAAAAATAGAATAATTTCCTCCTCCCGATGTGAAAGCATTCGTAGGTTTAATAGCGATTGTTGTGGGTGTTGTGGTGATATTTGTCGACCATGGGTTCGTATTTGTTCCACCAAATATAGATGTTTGACCTAATGCAATATTTAGACCATTTGTATTACCCGATCTATTACCACCACCAACTTCCATTGAAAGTGAGCTTATTTCATTATCTAAATCATCTATTAATTGAGCCACCACTTTCGCATAAAATACATGTTGTGTGAATGTCAGTGTAATAGTAGCATCACTGACTGAAGTTCCTTGTGGAAAGGCTGATGCATGGCTATATGTTTTTTTATTCACTCCACCTACATTTGTGATGAGACCACCACCTATATACACATTTCCAGATGTATACGTGTTACCATGAGCTTCAATAACATTTGAGTGATTCGCGTCATCTATAAATACACTATCACCCACAGATAAAGTGTGTACGGGTGTTGTATTCGAAATACCAACATTAGATTCTGTGTACATTTCGCCGTAGACATGTACATTAATAGTTTCGGAAGTTGGTGTTATTTCGTATAAGCCTGCATCACTATTAGTATACGCCATTACAATCTTCGTATCACTTTCGTCATAATAAATAGCAACATTCGAGAATCCATCGGGGCGATGTAAAATGTGACCTAAATCTTTGTATATATCATCAGTTGCGATGTTATTCGCACCTAACTCGATTATCGGGTCTGTAAACAGGGATTTTGTTGTTAACACCTGATTAACATCTCCTAGAGCTGTCACATTCCCTGTAACGATAAGTTCTGAGCATGTGACATTTCCACCCACGACAATATTTGAATCAACAATAATACCCGTCACAATATTTGAAAATAGTGTAGTCTTTTCAAATTCGGAACTACCAGTTGAGATACCACTGAATGTAGGAGGGATATTTGTTCTATACAATTTATGCGTACTTTGGTTATACGTCACGATTGTATTTGTAGTGGCATCGGTTCCAGAACCCGTAAAATCGATTGCCAAATCGAGGGGTGTAATATAGACACCTTTACCAGATGATGCATCGACTTCTACATTACTCGCGTTAAGTACGATTGTATTTTCCGCCTGGTCTTCGGTACAATGTTTGCCTAACCTAATTTTGGTTGAACGTTCTACCGTGGGCAAGTTTTTGACCATTTAATATAACAAGGTATTTTAATTTGCGTACAGGAGACCTGCCATACCGTTTTCTATACGGAGGATGTTATAGTTTACTGCGTATATAGGATCGTTTATGGCCATGTCTTCACTCATGATCGTGGCCGAAGATATACGACTAAAATTAAGTGTTCCTGTGGGTTGGAGTGAACTGGTGGAAAGACAGAAACAATATAGGAAAAAGTCTGGTGATGTAACGAAGTTTGTGTGATAATAATTCATAACATCGATGAAGTGTGGTTTACCCCATCTGTAATTACTTACATCATGACCATTGATGGTCAATTTCACTTTGTTGGTTGGAGAAGTGAGCGCACCATTTGTTGTTGTATCAGAAGATGCAAGATATTTGACTGGATGATTAAAATTAAGATCTTGAACAAGTGTTCCGGTGGGTATATTTTTTTGAACTTGTGTGATGAGAAGATTGTGTTTGCGAGACGCGATATTACCACGTTCCTCATTATCAAGATAGTAGTAATTGGCAAAACATTCAATGTTGTAATTCGATGCTTCATTAGCCCAATGAATTCTAATTTCCACATTTTGGTAATTTAGAGCCACGAGAGGGAGTGCACATTGTGGTCCTTCACAAAAGAAAAAGCGAAGAGGATAAAAGTAAGATCTCGAGCTCACGCCTGGGTGTGTACCCAACGCACTTTTAGATACATTTTGGGCGAATGTATCGATGGCAATCTTTTCTGTAAAAACAGTATCTTGGCTGTCTATTAAAGACCCACCGATATAAAGTTCTACCTTATCGATGACGGTATTCCAATATTGGGTATCTAACGCCTGTGTATTATCATCGATGGTAAAATAGACATAACCGAGAAGATCGCCAGTTCGTTCAAATTGAACGCTGGACATAGAATTGTTTTTCACTGCTCCATGTATGGTTTGTTTTTCGATGGACTGTGAAAAATTAGCATGTCTTTTGAATGTTGAACTAAAGAAAGATATTTCGGGGTTACCCATGATATATTCATCCTGGGCACCAATAGCTATCAATTGAACAATA